TCCAGCAGCCGTATTATTTCTTGCATTAGATAAATTACCAAAATCTGTAGCATTACCAGTGCTATCTATATTTACTGTGTTTATTGTATCTGAACGATTATCACCTGTTGATAAACCAACATGAACAACTGCTTTTACAGAAGAGGCAGAAGCTGAACCAAAACCAGAAATAACAGCTAAATCTCCAAAATCTGTAGCGTTACCTGTTGAAGCCATATTAATTTTATCAATTTCATTTTTACTAGTACCACTACTTTGTCCACCAAAAAACAATGCTTTTCCTGCTAAAAGTAATAAAGTAGTATCAATAGGCCAATCACTTTTATACTGATACTGAGTATTTACTTTCCATACACCTGAATACGATGGAGCCATTACCCTAGTCCTCCATGCACATTAGATAAACCACCAGATCCTGGATCAGTTGAAGCAGTTAAATCTCCATAATCTGATGCGTTGCCAAGGGAGGCTATTGTGATAAAATCAACTTCAGCACCAAAACCTTGGCCTCCTGCGATTAACATTCTTGTACTTGAAGCTGCTCCCATGCCTCCTTCATTAGTTTCTGTAAGATTTCCAAAGTCTGTTGCGTTTCCAGTAGAGGCTATATTAAGGCATTCTATTTCATTACCATCACATCCTGCTGCTATTGCTCTAGTGCTATTAGATGCTCCTGCACCAATTTTTCTACCTGCTGGCATATCACCAAAATCTTGAGCGTTACCTGCACTTGCGATTGTTATGAAGTCTATTGTATTTAAAGATGAACCAGAAACAGGTTGACGGCCCATGAAAACACCACGAGTAGGTGAGCATCCTCCTCCTGATGAAATTCCTGCTTGGGTTAGATCTCCAAAATCTGAAGCATCACCTAAAGAAGCAATGGTAACAAAACTTATAAAATCAGCACTTTCATTTTGACCAGTGCCTGTATTTTCTTTAAAACCACCTGCGTTAATTCCTCTAGTGCTACTTGCAATACCAAAACCGCTGCGAGTTGCAACTGATAAATCTCCAAAATCTTGTGCAGTGCCTCCTGATGCAATGGCAAAGTATCTCATTTGTGCATTGTATTCTGTACTTCCAATACTTCTACCTGATGTAAAAATACCTCTAGTTGATGATGCCATACCAGTACGAGCATTGTGCAAAAGTATGTTACCGTTATCTGTAAAATTACCTAATGAAGCTATATTGCGTTTATTTAAATCACCTCCCGAACCAGTGCAAAAGAATGCTGTAGGTGCAGCAGGACTAAAGCTAGAAGTAGACCCAGATAATGGACTATTGCCATAATCATTAATAGCCCATACCTGCGCTGTATAACTTGTGCCGTTAGATAAACCAGTTACAGTTATAGGAGAAGATGATGCAGTACCATTAAATATATTTGTTCCATCTGTTACTCTAGCCGCAAAACTGGTAATAGCATCATTACCAACATCAGAAGGAGCAGTAAACGCTACTGATACTTCAGCGTTACCGGCAGACGCATCACCTATAGTTGGAGCATCAGGTACAAATAGGTTATCATTGCCAATTAAACCGCCTTTATTAGCCATTGCCTATGACCCTTACGCATCGTCTATTATTTCGTATGAACATACGGCACTTAAATCACCTGCAACACTGGCTTGAATTTTTAACACATCGTTTTCCATGAGATAAAGACCCATATTTTTATCTAACGCAACCAATGTTGCATCAGCCGGAACAGAAACTGTTTTCAACAAATAATGATCAGCACTGCTTCTAGTGATCCAAACAGAAATACTTGCGGCATTAGTTCCATCAATATTTGCAATAACTAAAGAGTTTACTTTAACTACTTTGTCTGAAGCACAAGTAACGAGAGTAACTGCTGAGGCGGCTACATCTGCATCTAAAAATGTTTCTGCTAAAATAGATGATACTGATACAATATTTGGGTTTGCCATGTTTTATCTCCTTTACCCGAAAACCATTGCCATTGCGATCGCTTTTCCAGTGCTTGCCTTAGTGGTTACCGAGTTTATTTCTGTTGCTGAAACAGAAACTAGAGTTGAACCTAATACTAATCCATTAGTACCATCATGGGAAGCAATAGTAAAATTATTTGATCCATCTGCTATGGTAGCACTTCCACTTATAGTTGTTGCTCCTGTTATAAGTAAAGTATCTGTTCCATCTTCATCATACTCCATAGTAACATCTTGACCGCTACCAAATTTGATTTGTTTGTCATCAGCTATGTAAACATCACCCCATTCTAAAGAAGCAGTTCCTATATCAGCTCCACCAGAAGCATCAGGCACAAGGGCAGTTGAAGCAGTAATAGTTGTTCCAGAAATGGTACTTGCACCTGTAATAGCTCCTGCAACATCTAACGTCCCTGCAACGCTTAGATCGGTAAAAGCATCATAAACAATAGCACCAGAACCACCACCATCTGTTACAATAACTTTGACCTTACTGTTAGGAATCGTAACTGAAGCACCACCGCCACTTCCTTGTTTAATTATCGTAGAGTAAGGACCACTAGAACCAGAATCTGTAGTAGCGTTTTCTATAATCCATATTTTAGAAACAGTATCAGGAGCTAAAGTAACCGTACAGTTTTGACCCAACGCTCCTGTAAGTTTTAGATAAATAGCTCTAGCACCATCAGAAGTAGCATCTGCCATTGTGATAGTGGCAGTAGAAGCATTACTTAATGCTTCCGTACCATAGCCAAAAGCCTCACCTATAAGCTCTAGGTTAAGGTTTGTTGCTGTTCCCCATGTTCCAGAGCGTTCTCCAGAACCAATTTCTTCTAACCTTAAATTGTTTACATATGTGCTCATATTAACTCCTTATGCTGCGATTTCTTCCCAATTAGGATCTTGGTCAGGTACATTTAACCCCCAAACAAACCCTACTCCTACAATACCAACAGCAGCAATTCCAGTAACATCAATAGGGACATTTCCATCCCCTGTTACGGTAACACCATTAACTGCTCCAGTGCCAACAATATCAGTAGTAGTTATCGTAAAATTTGCATCCCCTGTTATAGTAACTGCAGATAATCCTCCTGTACCTGCAACTCCTGTGGCAGTAATCGTAGCAGTTGCCGTTAAAGCGGCTGTTCCTGCTGCTCCTGTACCCACAATATCTGTGGTAGTTATCGTAAAATTTGCATCTCCTGTTATAGTAGAAGCAGACAAAGCTCCCGTTGCAACAGGTATGATAGAATTTGTATCAGTATTCCACGTTCCAGTGTTCCAAGCTTGACTAAGGCTTCCCCAACCTAGATATGGAACAACTGCATCGGCCATTTAAGCAATCCGAATAATCGCATTTGAAGCATCAGCGGCAGGAAAAACAACTGTAAAATCACCAGAACTTGCCGCTTTGTCTGAACTAAAATCTAAAACTAATACGGTAGGGTTACTAACGGAAATAGAAGTAGTATCAGGACTAGTGTTATAGATCAATGCACCTCTAACTGCAGAAACGGTGACGTTTGAAAAAACTAAGTTATCAAAATCAACTAACGCTGTTGTTCCAGAAGTAGTAGGATCTATTGAATTAAGGGTTCCTCCTCCTGCACTATAATTTGTTCCAGATACTTCATTACTTGTAGTGTATGCAGTCGTTGCCGCAGTAAACGAAGCACTATTGGTATACAAGGCTAACTTAAACGTATCACCTGAAGCAGAGGTGTCGAAGTCATGTACGCCATAGAGTAACTCTTTTTTAAAAGAGGTACACATAAAATTCCCACTAAACGCCATATTAAAGTCTCCTTATAAGTTCAGCTAGTTCTGGGTGTCCTGCGTCTATCAAAGCGTTAAAAACAGTTGTTCTATCACTTTGTACCGCCTGTTTCATGTGAGAAGCAATCACTTTCTCAATATGAGAACTAAATGCACGAGCTTGGTCTCTTATCGCAGGTTCTGCATTGTCAGAAACAAAAACTAATTTTTTTACACACATAGAAGCTATTTCTTCTGGGGTAGAACCTCTTTTATTAGTAGTGTGTACTTCTACTGAAAAATCGTCAGGTAATTTTAAACTATCTGTAAACATTATGTCCTAGCTTTCTTTATATATCCCGCAGAATAATCATCAGTAACTTCTAATGCCTCACCTAAATTTTTCAAACGGTTAATCGCTTCTCCATATCTTTGGTTATACATAGTCATTATATCTTGTTCGCCTTTCATAAAAAGATAACACTCAGAAAGGGAAGCATACAATAAAGCAACTTCAGCATTTTCACTCAACCAACTATTAGTAGTATCTGATCCTAGAGAAGTTATTACACCAGTAGCCCCACTCGTGCCTCCTGTTATCGTTTCACCAACGGTATAGTTTTGGCTCGGTATACCAACAGTAAGGCTTGTGCTTGTTTCTACAACACCTATTGTAGAGCTTTGCCCACTCGTGCCTCCTGTTATTGGTTCACCTACTACAAACGTACCAGAAACATTGTTCATGCTAAGAAGGTATTGACTTGAAGTTAAACTAGAGGGACGGTAAAAATAACTCAAGTTAGCAGTAAAAGTAGCATTCGGTGTAGGGGCTAACACAAAATAATTTACATCAAATTGTCCGTAATATTTAGGTACACCTGTTGTTGCTGCATTAGGATTATAAGACTGAACAAACTCTAACTCTTTAAATTGTAAATATTCATAAGAGCTACTATTTGTAATACTCAAAGAATGCGGAGATAAAAAATCGCTAGGAACAGCCAGATACGCATTACCTGTAGATAACGTTCCTGTTACATTTTTTTGAAAAACATTTAATTGTGTCGATTTTAATATTCGTTCTTCTGCTAAACGAATAAACATATCCATAGAATTAAGAAATGTTGTTTCTGTGTTTTGGGTATAGTTCTGTAGTGTCTCTTTTAATGTTGTATATGTAAAACTCATGAAATAACAACCTCCACTTTACCAACAGAAGTAATCGCATGTGTGGAAGCAATTTTCAAAGGTGGAAATATTTCCTGCCCAACAAAAACATCTAACCCTTCAGCCCTATCTGGTCTAGGGTCGTACAATGCCTCTGGTTCAAAAGGGGGTGGGGGTGGTTCTAATTGTGGGTGTTTAGGTTCAAAACACTCAGGACATACTTTCAAATTGTTCCACTCTTTTTGCAAAGAAGTGTATGGGTACTCAAACCCACAACGGTCACAAATTGCTTTTGCGTATTTTCCAGATACATACTTCATCGTATAAACGTATAGTAGTCGCGACTAGGGGTTAAACTTAAACTTGCTCTATCTCTATCTTCAGCTGCCGCTCTTTCAAACTCTTCTTCATATACAGCCTTTAAAATTTGAGTTCGTTGCGGAGCGCGTTTAAGAGAAATATAATAAGCTAATCCTGCAGACAAACATGGGTAAAACCTGAAAGGTACAT